TGGTAGTAAATTAAAAACCGCTGTTACTAAAGACCCTAAAAAGTTAAAACCGGGTGGTAAAGCTGCTAAGCGCCGCAAAGCTTTTTGTGCGCGTTCTAAAAGCTGGACAAGCGAGCGAGGCCGTGCGGCACGCCGCAGATGGAACTGTTAATTAAAAAAATAAAAATATAAAATGGCGAATATAACAACTACAGGTTTTGCAACAGATGCGGTTGCTATAACTAAAAGCGATACTTTTTCAGCTGCTACAAATTTAGCGGGTGCTTCTCTATATGTGGGAGGTGCCGGCGATGTAGCTGTTGTAATGGCAGGCGTACTAGATATAAGCGGTGGCGCTACAAACTTAGGTGCTAATGATGTTGATGTAATATTTAAAGGAGTGCCGGCTGGAACTTTTTTACCTATTGCCGTAGACTACCTGGTAAGCACAGGAACAACTGCGACTGATATTTTAAAAATAGGATAGCGTATGAAGCTTTCAATTCGCGCCGGTATAAATAAGTTTAAAATTGCAGGAGGCGGTGGTGGAGGTACTACGCCTTTGCTAGATACATACAGCGGAGCATTAGTAGGTTACAGCTTGAGAAAGCTAAAGAGCGACTATGCGGGGAGCGCAATACAAGTTACTCCCGATGGCTCAAACTTTACCGATATTGGTTTTGATAGTAACGGTGAATTAGACACAGCAAGTTTGCCGAGCGATAGCAACGTATATGTGAGTAAGTGGTACAATCAAGAAGGTACAGCTAGTCACGATATGACCAACACAACATTCTCTACTATGCCTGTAATCAAGTCGGGCGGTAGTGTAGTAACGGTAAACGGGAAACCGTCTGTAGACTTTGCAACGGGCCGCACGATGAACATGGGTAATAATACGTCCAATAAAGTCGCTGTTCCTAATAAGACATTGACCCAATTATTAGTCACAAATATTGGCGATGCAGTTAATGCAAGAGAATATATGATGGTTGGTACTTCAAGCTCTGCGGGTCAATGGCAATTTTGGAACGCATCGTTTGGTCAATCAATGGAATTAAAGTCTGGAGGTCAAAGTTTTGGTTTTCAATATGGAGGGTTTAATGTTGACTTGATGGACCCTAATATTTTTATAGTTAGTCACGGAGATACTGGTGGCAATGTTAAGTTCTATCAAAACGCTGAGAACCCTAAGACAAGTTCAACAACAGTAAACGGAACGGGTACGCACGAACTTTGGTATTTTGGTCTTACAGTAGGGTCACACACATCCAATGCTAAAACTTCAGAATATGTACTTTGGGATGCGGATTACGACTCGGACGTCTCAGACATTAACACAGCCGTAAATGACTTCTACGGCACATACAGCTAATAATATGTACTATATAGGAACAGAGGCAGAATGCAAAGCATACGATGACGAGGTAACGCAAGGATCAAATTACGATGGTGTAAACTGTACACATTGGGCAGACCTTGTAGAGCATAAAGATGGCAATTTATTTGCGGTTATAGCACACGCAGATTATTCTAGCGATTTAGCAAGTCTAGCCACTTTACCGGCTAGCTGGTTTCCAGAAGACGATCCGGATTAAAGCTGAGCAATTATAACGCATAATTAACATAAACAATTAAATAAAATTAAATGAAAAAAATAACAAAAAAAGAATTAGATATCCTGCAGGTGCTTGTTAATAAAATTAACCAAGGCCAATTTAATATAGGCAGCATTGAAATTCAAAAGAAAAATGTAATTAACGAAGTACAATCGTTAATTAATGATATGCAAGAGCAAAGAGCTATCTTATCTAAAAAATACGGTAATAAAGAAATTAACGTAATGACGGGCGAGCTCGTTGACTTACCTAATGCAAGTAATTAGAAAAATAAGCGTAGGGAAGGACTATAAAAATGACGCTATGCACTATTCTGTTGGGCAGGAAGTATATGGCGGACATACTATAGTTAACATTATAGAAGAAGAAGATAAGTATTCTATCTATATTCAAAAAGCAGACGAGATTATGCCTTGGAAAGATTTTAATAAAAACATGGCTGTTTCTGTTGAATACGATTTAAAGTACTAATGAAAAGCGTCTTTAACTTTATGGTGACTCCGAAACATTCGAGATCATCATCTAAAAAAGAAATAGACGGCAAAGAGCTACTTTTAAATACAGAAGTTCAAAACCACCAATACACCAGTAGACATGGTATCGTAACTGCGTTACCCATTGCTGAACCAACAGATATAAATGTTGGGGATGAAGTTATTATTCATCACAATGTTTTTAGAAGGTTTAGAGATATAAAAGGCAACGAAAAAAATAGTAAAGCATATTATAATGAAAAACAATTTTTCGTACAACCTGATCAAGTATATGCTTATAAGCGCGGTGGGGAGTGGATGTGTGTTAATGGGTTTTGTTTTGTAAAGCCTATTAAAAGTAAAAGCAAGCTTTCTATAGAAAACGAAGAGCCTCTGAAAGGTATTGTTAAATATTCTTCAGATAAAAGCTATGAAGGAAACCTTATAGGTTTTGCACCTAGCAGTGAATACGAATTTAATATTGAAGGGGAAAGGCTGTATAGAGTTCCTCTTAAAAGAATTACAATTAAATATGAATACCAAGGAGACGAAGAAGAGTATAATCCTAGCTGGTCGCAAAGCAGTTGACGAATTAATTAAAGTAGCAGAAGAAAAAATCATAACTAATACAGAAGATGATGTGTCTGCCGATAGATTAAAAAACGCAGCGGCGACTAAAAAGCTAGCAATCTTCGACGCTTTTGAAATACTTACACGTATTGAAGAAGAAGAGCGTATCCTAGAAAACAAACCAAAAGAAGAGAAAGAAAAGAAAACCTTTTCTGGGTTTGCTGAAAAAAGATCTAGATAATGTACGAAGCTGATCTAGTAAAAGTAGTAGAGCCAATAAAGCTTACAACTATAAACAGGCTAAACAGATCTAAGTCTTGGGAGTATGGGTACAACAAAGAGCATGATATTATTGTAATTAGCAGTACTGGCCAGATAGGGCAAGTTATTGAAATACAAAATTTACGCATAGCTTTACCTCCTCAGCCTAAAAACCTTAGCAAAGGCGCAAACAAGTGGACTGTTTCAGACTATCCTAAGGAGCTTAAAAATATTAAAAGTATATTTGACTGGCAAAGTTATCCTGATGAATTTAAAAGCAAATGGGAAGCATATATTGATGAAGAATTCAACAGACGCGAGCAGGGTTATTGGTTTTACAATAAGGGAATACCTACTTATATCACTGGTACTCATTACATGTATTTGCAATGGTCAAAGATTGACGTCGGACACCCCGATTATCGCGAAGCCAATAGGCTGTTTTACATATTTTGGGAAGCGTGCAAAGCTGATCGAAGATCTTACGGAATGTGCTATCTTAAGAACAGACGGAGTGGATTCTCATTTATGGCATCAGGTGAAACCGTCAATATGGCAACAATATCAAGTGACGCCAGATTTGGTATCTTATCAAAAACAGGCTCCGATGCTAAAAAGATGTTTACCGATAAGGTTGTGCCAATATCAGTTAACTATCCTTTTTTCTTCAAGCCTATACAAGATGGTATGGATAGACCCAAAACTGAACTGGCATATAGGGTTCCAGCATCAAAGCTTACTAGAAAGTCAATACAATCACAAGAAAAACAAATAGAACTTGAAGGACTTGATACAACAATTGACTGGAAAAACACTGGCGACAACTCTTACGATGGCGAAAAGCTTAAACTGCTTGTCCATGACGAAAGCGGTAAATGGGAAAAGCCGGATAACATCCTCAATAACTGGAGAGTTACCAAAACAACGTTAAGACTTGGTTCCCGTATTATTGGAAAGTGTATGATGGGTTCAACATCAAATGCTTTAGATAAAGGCGGTGATAATTTTAAAAAGCTATATTCTGATTCTGACGTAACAAAAAGAAACTCTAACGGCCAAACAAAGTCTGGTTTATATTCTTTATTTATTCCTATGGAGTGGAACTATGAAGGGTTTATAGATGAATACGGGCAGCCTGTGTTTAACAATCCTAGCGAAAGTATTTTGGATCCTTTTGGCGATGTTATTGAACAGGGCGTTATAGATTATTGGGAAAACGAAGTTGAAGGATTAAGAAAAGATCAAGACGCATTAAACGAATACTATAGACAGTTTCCGCGCACTGAAGAACACGCATTTCGCGATGAAACAAAAAATAGTATATTTAACTTAGCAAAAATTTACGAACAGATTGATTATAACGAAGATCTGCGTAATAGTAATATTATATCACAGGGTAATTTTCAATGGGTAAACGGTGTAAAAGACACAAAAATAGTTTTTATGCCCAGCCCGCAGGGAAGATTTAAAGTATCTTGGATTCCGGGATCTCACTTACAAAACAAGTGGATTATTAAAAACGGAGTTAAATACCCAGCAAACGAGCATATAGGCGCGTTTGGTTGTGATAGCTACGACATATCGGGTACGACTGACGGCAGGGGCTCTAAAGGTGCATTGCACGGACTTACTAAGTTTACAATGGAAGATGCACCACCTAGCTCATTTTTTTTAGAATATATAGCTAGGCCTCAAACAGCAGAGATATTTTTCGAAGACGTGCTTATGGCGTGCGTTTTTTATGGAATGCCAATACTTGCTGAGAATAACAAACCAAGATTATTGTATCACTTTAAAAGAAGAGGATACAGAGGTTATTCGATGAACCGGCCCGACAGATT